CTCCGTGTACCGCACAGCGATCGAGCAGGGCCTCTCTAAGGACCGCGCGGCCGCGCTCGCGAAGGAGGCGTCGGTGAACTTCAACCGCATGGGCAAAGGCGGCCCGGTCATCAACGGCCTCTATATGTTCTCGAACGCATCCATCCAGGGTTCCGCGAAAATGATCCGCTCGCTCCGGAATCCGAAGGTGCTCGCCGGCGTCACGGCCGCCATCGGCGCGTCCGTCTCTGCGGTGAACGAATGGAACGACCGGGTGGACCCGGAATGGCGTCAGCATATCTCCACGTGGGACCGCCTGAACTCCCTTCCTGTGGCTCTCCCATCGGACGACGGAACCGTGCGCTACATCTCCGTACCGGTCTCCTGGGGCATGAAGCCGATCATGGTCATGGCGAACTATGCCTACGACGCTATGGCCGGCCAGGGCTTCGACGGTGCGAAGGCGACCGAGGACGTATTCACGGCCATCACAGAGGCATACAACCCGATGGGCGGTTCGGACCCGCTCTCGGCTGCGACGCCGACCATCCTCGACGTGCCGTTCGAGATCGGCCGCAACCTTTCGTGGGCGGGCGGTCCTATCAAGCCGGACCGCGATCCGTACGCTCCCGAGTCCATCAAGTATTTCGATTCGCTCGAGAAGAAGCAGTCCGGACGCGCATTCATCGGGTTCTCGAAGATGCTCTCGGAGCACGGCATCGAGGTATCGCCGGCCGACCTGAACTACGCATACGAGCAGTACATCTCGGGCGCGGGCCGCGCGGTCACGAAGACGGCGAACACGCTCTTCGGCGCTGCGACCGGCAAGCTCCCGCCTATCAGCGAGTTCCCGTTCATCTCCCGTTTCTATAAGCAGAAGCTCGAGGACGAGGTATTCGATACCGAATCGAACGATGCCATCAAGCAGCTCATGTCAGGCGACACGAAGGAGAAGTTCTATGACCAGAAGAAGGCCGAGGAGGAATGGGCGAACCTCAAGGAGCTCACGCCAGCCGAGAAGAAAGAGCGTCTCAAGGCGCTCGCGGTGGAGAATCCGGACTTCGTGAGCAAGGTGCTCGACGTGGGCGAAGCCGAGCAGATGGGCCTCACGGGGAAGGAGAAGCAGCTCAAGTACGCGTCCGTCGCCGTGCGCGCGGAGTACATCGCGAACGAGATCGCGAAGGCTAAAACGAAAGATGAGCGCAAAGCGCTCATCCTGAACTACCGGGAAAAGAAGATCCTCACGGACTCCGTTCTCGACGCGATGTCGGAGCTACTCCCCGAGAAGCAGTAAACGCTTCGCCTCGAGGCGCTCGAGCTTTTCATTCAACTTCGCGATATCGCGGTCGAGCTTCTTGAGTGCCTTCGTCTCCTTCGAGGTCAGCACCTTCTCGGGTGCGGCTTTCGCGAACGAGCTCGCGGCCGGCGTGCTGGTCGCCTGCGTAGTCGTCGCTGCGGCGTCGAGCTTCACCATCTCTCCTGTGGTCAAGGGGATGAAGTCACATTGAACGCCCTTGCAGGTCGCGCGCATCTTGAGGATCTGCGCGTCCGTCGGATGCGTAGCCGCCTGACTATGGAACGGAGCCATGACGAGGATGGCCGCGATGACGATGATGAGTTTCTTCATATATCCACACACTACACCTTCCCTCTCTTCCGTCAAGTGGTATCATGGGGAGCAATGAAAACCCTCTCCGTGGCCATCATCGCCAAGAACGAGGAAGCCCTTATACGCCGATGCCTTGAGTCCGTCCGGGGCGCGGACCAGATCGTAGTCGTCGACACGGGAAGCACGGACAGGACCATGCAGATCGCACGCGAATGCGGCGCGGAAGTCCATGAGTTCCCCTGGATAGACGATTTTGCGGCCGCACGGAACGAGGCGCTCAAGCATTGCACGAGCGACTACGTGCTCTCCATCGACTGCGATGAGGTGCTCGACCCGCGCGGCATCGCACGCGTCCGGCAGTCCATCGAGACGGGCCTGCGCGGATACGCCATCACCATGAAAGCCGAGGGCTTCCCGCAATACCACTATCCCGTGCGCCTCTTCAAGCGCGACCCGGATATCTACTGGGTCGGTCGCGGGCATGAGGCGGTGAACGTCGGAGCCGAGGAGCAGACGAGCATCCTCATCACGTACGGCTACTCGCCGGCGCATGACAAGGACCCGGACCGTATGCTCCGCATCATGCAGAAGGCGCACGGCGACGAGCGCAGCGGCCGGAACTGCTACTATCTGGCGCGCGAGTTCTACTACCGGAAGCGGTATGACGACGCCATCGTTCAGTTCGAGGAATGCCTCCGCGTCTCGACGTGGATGGCGGAGAAGGCGGACGCGCAGCTCTATATCGCCCGGTGCTACTGGTACACCGGCCGGGGCGACCAGGCGCGCGCCGCCGCATTCGAGGCCGTGCGCCTGAATCCGATGTTCAAGGAGGCTCTCCTCTTCCTTTCCGAAACGCACTATTCCCCGCACAAGGAAGCGTGGGCTATACTTGCAGGAGCAGCAGATAACACGGGCGTCTTATTCGTAAGGACCTAAGCTATGGATGATGAAATGAAGATCAAGGGCAGCGCGGCGATCCCGGCAGAAGCGCCGGCAACCGCCTTCAAGGACGAGGAGATCGCGGCGACGGCTGTCCCGACTGTCCAGCCGTTCTCGCACTCGAAGATCACGTCGCTTTCCGCGACGACGTTCGACCAATGGTATACGAGCTCGTGCGTATTCCATGCGTTCCTCACCGCGCTCGAGTATCTCGGCATCATCACGAAGGAACAGGTGAAGAGCCAGCTCCTCGCGTACCGCAAGCGCACGAACTATCCGGCCGAAGGCTCCATCGCATACGACGCATGGGATGTCATCCGCGCCGGCACGTCGCCGTACGCCGACGGTCCGACCAAGAGCGGCATGACCGAAGCGATGGCGGCGGCCATGAAGGTCATCGCCGGCCTCCCTGTGCTCAAGGACCTCTTCAACTACTACGAGATCACGGACTACACGAAGATCGCGGGATACGTCGCGGCCGGCAAGCCGGTCCCGGTATTCATCTATGCGACCGAGGACGAATGGGCGCACGAGTACGTCGATATCAAGACGCCGGGGCTTTCCATAAACGACGCCTACGTGCGCCACGCGGTCGTCCTCATTCCGGAGGGAGACTTCACCGAGAACGGGGTCCAGCGCTTCTCCATCCATGACTCCGCGAAGTTCGGCGGCCTCCACCTGCGCCATGCGTCGCTCGAGTTCGTCCTCAAGCGCGCGTACTACGCAGCTCGCCTCGAGCTCAAGAGCGCGCCACCAGTCGTCGATCCTCCGGTCGTCGACCGCATCCCGGACGTTGCCTGCGCGCTGAACGACCGCGGCGACGCCGTGCTCGCGCTTCAGCGCTTCCTGTTCGACCAGGGCAAGCTCAAGGCGGAATACGTGACCGGCTTCTATGGAGCGCTCACCGCGCGCGCCGTCCTGTGGTATCAGCTCGAGAAGTGGCAACAGTTCACCTCCACGATCCCGGATCTGCTCGACCTGAACGGCGAAAACTGGGGCCCACAGTCCATCGCGACGCTCGGATAGATGTCCCCTGCGGGCCCCTAGCAGGGTCCGCATGGCGGTATAATGAATGGGTATGAATACCAATACGAACCTGTCTGTGGGCGACCTCGCTTCCGCGCTCGGAGGAGCCGGACTCACGTTGCTCACGACCCAGTTGAACGTCGCCCTCATTCTCGTCGGGATCGCCGTGGCCCTCAAGGTCCTCGTCGCGGTCCTCTCGAAGTACGGAATCGAGGTATCGAGCCACGCACCGCTCGGCTAATCACCTGCCTATAAAATACCTCCTCGCCATCGGCGTCGGAGCGGTACTGTTCCTGTGCTGGTTCGCACCCGTGAAGTCCCTCGTATCCGCTCCTGAAGCGCCTACAGCCGTCCTAGCGCCTCTCCCGGACACTCGGGCATCCGATATCGCGGATGCCATCTACGAGGCCGAGGGGCGCTGTCACAGCCTCCACGGAGCCTCCGGGGAGTACGGGTGCTATCAGTATCAGGCCGCCACATGGCGGGCCTATTCTGTGGCCGTAGCCGGGTCCGTGCTGCCGCACACCCCCCAGAACGAGCGCATGGTCACGGAGGGGATGATAAAAAAATGGCTCGCCGAAGGTAAGAGCGAGCGCTGGATCTTCCTCGAATGGAACCAGGGGAACGGCGACGGATGGGGACCGGGCACGAAGGACTGCTATGCCGGCGTGAACAGCTCCGGCGTCGCGTACGACTCCTGCGACTACGCCGCGCGCGCTACCGCTTTCCTCGAGGAATCTCGACGACCTTCTCCGCTATCTCCTTCGCCCGTTCTGCCGTAAGGGACTTGCGCGCGCTGGTCCTTTTCTCGTTTCCCCATACGGAGGCGCTGATGAGCACGAAGAATCCGGGGAACTTCACGACCACGTATGCGGCCGCAAGCCGGAGGTACACGATGTCGCAGGGCTTATAGCCGCGGCTCTCGTCGCTGATCTTGTGGATCAGGCCCTCGGGTCCCCATACTGCCGCGAGCGCCTCGAGCTGATGGTCCTCGACCGCGCTGAACGGGATGCTCTTGCCGGTCGTCTGCTTGAGCTCGAAGGCCGCGCCGGTGATGCGCGGGAGCGGATTCGTATGGAGCCAATGCCTGAAGAGCATGGTGAAGGACGCCTCTCTTTTCATACTGGGTATTTTTTTAGAAACCATTCCGGATGATTTATCGGACCCGCAGCTCCTCCGATATTGAAGGCCATCTTCTCTCCGAAACTAGATAGCACGTCATTGCGAGAGCCGAGAATGAGAACGCGTCGCCGGCGTTGCGGCACGCCGTAGTCGGCTGCATCATGGATATCCCACGTCACCTGATATCCGGAGTTCGCGAGGTCGTCGCAGATCATCCGTATGACGCGACCCTTCTCCATGCTGACAAGGCCCGGCACGTTCTCAAGAAAGAACGTCTTAGGCATAGCCTCGCGTATGATACGTACGCATTCCTGGTATAAAAGATTCCGTTTGTCTTTCGTATGATCGCTTCGGTCGGTAGCACTATTCGCCATCGAAAACCCCTGACACGGGAAGCCGCCCTCGAGCATAGTCGCTTCTCCGACCCGGAGCTTTCCCGCGGCGAGTATCTCCTCTGTGGTCGTCTTCGTGATATCGACGTTCATGATGGTCGGGACACCTTGCGTCTTTCGATATTTTTTCGGGATGGTGCGTGGACCGTTTTCATCGGTCCAGTTTCGACGAAGCGTAGAACACGCGTATTTATCCCACTCGACCATAACGCGAACATCGAAGCCCGCCATCATGACGCCGAGAGCCGCACCGCCGCAGCCGGAGAAAAGTGATATGCACGTGAGAGGCTTTGCGTCCTTTTTCAAGTAGGCCATATCCTCGAGCGGCATAGTTCCGAGGTGTTTTCGTTCAGTCTTCATAGGCTCGGTCTCCGGTCGCTATAATCCGCGCTCGGTATCTTGTGGCCCAGGTTGTTCAGTTCCGCGAAGTTCGAGTCCTCCGTGAAGCGCTTCGAGCGTGGGCGCGAGAGGTCGCGCACGATCTCGTTGAACCGCTCGTCCGTTATGGAAAAATCACAGGAGGCATTGCCGCATTCGTACCGGTCATCGAGGAGCCCGTGCGTGAGCTTCGTGCTGCACTTCGGGCATTGCGCCACTTTTAGATTCGGCCAGTTCATACGGTCTCGGCGTAGATGCGCTCGTTGAAGTCGCTCTTGTTCCGGAGCGCCTTATCGACCGCCTCATCGGTCCCGCCCTTCACGACGAGGTTGATGTAGAGGTTCTTCTTGATGTTGTTCGCACGCTGGATGCGACCGAGCGCCTGGTCGTAGTCGACGAAAGAATACGTGCGGCTCGCGAATATCATGACCGGGTACTCCGGCAACTCCCAGCCGGCGCTGATCTGCGCCTGGACCACGAAGACGTTCTTCTCCCGGCGGTTCGCTTCGGCGATGACCTCGCCGCGGTTCTTCGTCTCGCCGGTCATCTGTAGGACGTTGTAGCCTGCCTTCGCGACGGCGGTCGAGATGGCGTCGATCTGCGCCGTGTACTTCGCGAAGACGACCATGCGAGGGAACTCGGCCGCGTACTCGAGGATCTTGTCGATCTTCTCCGAGGGGAACGTCTCGGATTCCGCGAACTCGTTCCCGATGAGCACGCCGTTCTCTACCTGATGGCGCTTGCCGACGCGCACTATAGGCTCCGGGTACTCGAGCGTGAGCTTCTTGATGCGGTCCTTCTGCTTCTGCGAGAGCTCGATATGGTCCGTCCGGAACGTCTGGTCCGGCACGTCGAAGAAGTCCTCGAGACGGCCGGTATAGCCGTACTCGCGCACGAGCGCGGCGAGCTTGTCCTTCGTGGCGCTGTCGTTCTTCGGAGCCCATACCTCGCGCCCCGGCATCGGGAGGCGAGTATAGAACTCGAAGCGGAACTGGTAGAAGTCCTGGATATCGCCGGGGCGCTTGCCCAGGATGACGCCGGCCGCCCATACGGTGAACGGCGACTTCGCGATGGTGGCGGAGCACAGGTAGATGCGGCTCGGCTTCACGCGCAGCACGTATGCGAGGAGCGCCTCGTAGCGCTGGCTCGCCTTCGGGATAGGCTGGCGGTTCTTCTGGCGCGTGTTCGGCGTCACCCCGAGCATCCCGTGAGCCTCGTCGACAACGAGCGTATCGCACCGCTCGAGCTTCTCGTGGTCGCGCTTGAAGATATCGAACGTCATCTCCTTCACGTCCGTCGGGAGGTATTTCGATTCGTACCGCTGCGGTCCGCCGCCGAGAAGCTCGAGCTCGCGGAACCAGTTGCGGTCCTCATACTGCGTCTTCGGCATCAGGATGAGCGTCGTCTTCCGGGAGAGGAGGCACGCGATGGTCGTCTTGCCGGAACCGGTTCCGAGGAAGAGACCGACCTTTTCGAGATCGTCCTCGAGTACCTGCCGCTGATGTTCGTAGAGGTGTCTCATGCTCGCTTATAGAACGCTTCTGTATTCGGTTCCTTCCCGTATACCAATACGACGGAGGGAAAAGGCGCTGATCCTTTGTCCGAGAATCGAACGCGCCCCTGAAAGAATCGGACCTGCGCTTTGCCATGAACGAAGTTGCAAAACCATCTCGTCTCGACTCTCGCCGGCACAAGCAGAATGGAGAATGCCCCCCCCCTGTGATTCTTCATATGCCTTTTTTGCGAACTCGGCGCAGAGAGAATACGGAGGGTTGCAGAACGTCCATTTACCTTTAGGCCACGGCTTCTCCAGACCATTCATCTCCTTCGTATAGAACTTCTTCACCAGCGCATTTTCAGGAGTTGCAGCAGCATCAAGAGAAAAACGGAACTCTTTATTTAGAGCATCAAAAAGCCATTTCGGAGTATGCCACTCGTCGCTATTGTGCGAGAACATTGCTTTCTTTTCTTTTTTCATACCTTCGTCAGCTTCATGTATACCTCCATCGCCTTCCGCGCGCCGTTGAGCGCGCGGTGCATCTTCGGCTCCGGCTCGATGCCGAGGTACGCGCAGACGGTCTTGAGCGAGTATCCGTTCACCTTCGCTTTCGGTATCTTGAACCACGCCATGCTCATCACGCAGATGCGATGGTAGTGGAACGGGTCCGCCATGTTCGTCTTCCGATACGCTTCCTCCATGAAGGACCAGTCGAACGTCACGTTGTACGCGAGGAATGATGCGCCCTCGCACGCCTCCGCGAGCTGCGCCAGGGCATCGCGCAAGCTGATGGCGTGCTTCCACTCCTTCTCGTTGTAGCCGTTCAGCTCGAGCGCCTTTGGGTCGGCCGCCTCGATGTTCGTCGGCTTGATCTTCGCCTCGAACTCCCGGAGCGTATTCTTCTCCACGTCGTACACGATGACGCCTATCTCGAGGATCTCGTGCCTGTTCGGGGAAAGGCCGCTCGTCTCGAGGTCGACGAAGGCGATCTTCTTCGGCTGGTAGCTGGTCGGCGGGACGATTCTCATGGGATAAGGAAGGGCGATGCCTCGACTGTGCCGGCTCCGACGACCACGAGCTGACGCGTGGCGAGGAGCTGGATGTACTTGTCGCGAGTCGAGCGCTGGTAGTTCGTGGCCTCGGTAATCTCATCGCGGGAGAGCGGGCGGCCGGCATCGAGAAGCACGCGCAGGACCGCCGCCTCACCGCCGGGGAGAGTAGAGAGATGGTGGTTCGCGAGCTCGGCCGGGTCCGTCGGCATGGTCTGGTAGTCGTTTCCGAGCGCGGCGATGCCGGCTTCGGTCGCCTTCACTCGATCGCTGGCGAGCTCGACGAATCCCCTTCCTGTGAGGAGCTGAACGTACTTGTCGCGGGTCGAGCGCTTGTAGCCGGTCTGCACGGTGAGGTGCTGGCGCGTCATGCCTTCATCGAGGCTCGCGGCCGCCTTGAGGATGAGGAGCTCGCCTTTCGATGCGGCGCTCGTATCCGTGACCACGAGAGGAGCCGGAGTATGGGCGGGGCGCGCTGCGACTATAGGGACCATCTTCTGCTTCGGAGCGACGAGCTTCGTCTTGAGGCGTATAGGCCCTCCTGCCGGTTGCTTGAGGCCCTTCACCGCCATCTGGCCGTCATGGAGTATCTGCAAAAGCGAGAAAGCGTAGCTCTTCCATTCCTCGAGAGCGTTGCCGGCGCTCTTCTCGAGCTCTTCCTGAAGCTGTTTGCGGTACGGCTCGAGCATGACGAGAAGCTCGCGCTCGGTCGGCGGCTCTTTCACCTTCTCGATCTTGGTCTCGGTGCGGACCGGAGGACCGGCCTTGAGCTGCGCCTTCAGGTTGCGGATCTCTGTCTTGAACTCGGCGATAGTGCGCGCCTCTTTCTCCGCCTCTTCCGGGATATCCTTGAGGCCGGCGAGGATGCTCTTCACCTTCGCCGATGGCGGCGCGATCTTGATGGAGCGGCCGGTCCCACGCTTCGGCGGCGGGATGCTGACGGCCCCGATCTGCGTCTTCACGACCTCGTGCGATAGCGCGGGGCCGAACGCATAGAACTCGCCCGGCTCGAGGTTGCGGAGCGAGAGGACCTCTTCCTTCGTGTTGAACCCGAGCTCTTCTGCGGAACGCTTGCGGTCGATATCAAGGGACGCGCGGCCGATGAGCTTGTTATTGCATTCGGCAACCACGTCCTTCGAGAGCTTCGAGGGACGCTGGGTAGCAGGGATGAGGCAGTAGCCGCGCTTACGGCCGAGGCTCGCCATGTCGATGACGCTCGTGAGCGCGATGCTCTCGCCCTGGCCCTTCTCCGGAGCGAACTTGTGAGCCTCGTCGAGGATGATGAAGCAGTCGGTCCATAGCTCCTTCGGCATATTCACGAGCGCCTCCATGAAGTTCTTCACGAAGGCGTGGCGCTCGCTTCCGAGCTCGTAGATGTCGATGATAGCGTTCGCCTTCGTCTCGAGGAGCTTGCGCGCGAGGAGCGCGGCGGTGCGCGGCGACGCGACCGCATCGCCTCCTTCCTTCGCGATGTACACGAAGTCGTAGCCGGAGCGCATATTTCCGAACTCTCCCTCCGGGTCGAGAATGATGATCTGCTTCTTGCCGAATGACTGCTCGATGAAACGGCGGAGCGTATAGGACTTCCCGCCGCCCGAGTTCGCTTGCACGAGCATACGGCTCTCGATAGCCTTGTCGAGATCGAGCTGGACACCTGTGCCGAGGTTTATTTTCATAGAGGGTTGAAGGTTGCTACTACGGCGTTGAACGCGTTCGGGTCGAAGGCGCGCTCGAGATCGATGCGCTTCAGGCCCTCATCGTAGAAGTACGGATACATTGCGAGCCCTTCCATGATGGAACGCTTGAATCCCTCGAGGTCGCCGAGATGCCACGGGGTATGGAGAGAGAGATGGATGGTCGGCTGGAACGTCTCGAGCGTGAGCGCGCTTCCCTTGAAGATATCCTTCTCGCCGCCCTCTATGTCGATCTTGATGAAGGACGGCTGGATGTCCATGACGACCGCCTGGAACGCGGCAGCGGCTATCTTGCGGTCCCCAGGGCGGCCCCACAGCGATGAGCTCATCGAGTCGCCGTAGCCGGTGCGCGGTCCGAACGGTATCCCCTTCCAGTCGTTCGCGACGGCTATCTGGTACGGGATGATGTTCTCCCTGCGGTTCAGCTCGATGTTCTTCACGAGCGAGGCGAAGGCCACAGGGTCAGGCTCGAAGGCGAATATCTCCTTGCATCGCGATGCCGCATAGAGCGCGGTCGGGCCGATCCATGCGCCGATGTCGAGCATCCGGCCCTCCTTCTTGAGGAAGGCGTCGAAGATGCGGAACGTGGAAGGCTCCCACGTGCCGTTCGCAAAGCCGGGCCAGAACCAGTCGTGTCCCTCGGCTACTTCGTATATGTCGTTCTCGCGGTTTATTTGCATAGGTTCATAGAGGGATTTCCTCATCAGGAAGCCGGACGTATCCGGCTCCCTATGAAGAGGCGAGCTTACTCGCCGGCTTCTGCTGGGGCTTCTTCAGCGCCGTCGGCTGCGGCAGACTCTTCAGCCTCCTCGCCTTCAGCACCTTCCACCTTCTCTTCTTCTTGTTCTCCCATCGTAAGGAATCGTTTAGCTAATCATGCGCCCAATAAGAAGGGGAAACGGTCTCCCCTCCCTATGGTCTCACGAACTAGCGTACTTTCTTCTTGAGCTCGGCAACGCGCTTTTCAGCGGCGGCAAGCTCTCGTGCTGCCTTGCGCTCTTCGTAGAGCGTTTTCACGGCCGCCTGCACAGAGGGAAGGTCATAGTCAGCGACGAGCTTCCGGACTGCGGGGAGTACGGCACGGATGCGTGCGCGATGCTCCTCGAGCGCTGACTTTTTCGCTACCTTGTTCTTGATCTTCATAGGCTAGCGTCCGCGTCCGAGGCGGCGAGGGCCGGCGGCCGGCGTCTCACCGCGAAACGGGAGGTCGTCGTCGCTGATCTCCTCGTCCTTGCCGGGGATGGCGTTGAACTCGGCATCGGCGCGCGCCTTCTCCGCGCTCATGCCGCGGCGCTGGCGGATGACCTCGTGCATCTCCTTGATGAAGTCGCGGACCAGGCCGGCTTCCTCATCGGTGATAGGACGGACCTTCTCGAAGGTCATCTGGTTCCAGTTGATCGTGCCCGACTCCTTGTACTCGGAATCGAAGCGCGTCACGAAGGCGTTCACGCCAGGCTGCGTCTTGCGGACGTACGTCATATAGGCGTACATCGACGTGCCGCGCAGGTTCATCTGGTAGAACTCGCCCTCGTAGAGCACGTACACGAGGCGGTTGTCCTCGAGGTCGGACTTCGGCTTTCCGGCCTTCGTCACGCCCGGATACTTCGGCTTGAGCTGCGCCGGCGTGCCCTCGTCGACCTGCGCTCCCGCGCAGAAGAGCTTCACGACCTCGTTATCGTCATCGTAGACGGTCGAGCTCGTGTAGGTCTCGGTATCCTTGTCGAAATACTTGAGCTGCTTGCGCTGGAAGGCGATGACCGCCTCGAAGCTCTCGCCGAGCTCGGTGCGCTCCCATACCTTCTTCGTGCCGGTCTTCTTGCCGGTCTTCTCGTCGATCACGTCCTCCTCCTCGTCGGTCTCCTTCTCGAGGTAGAACGTACCGGCTTCGGTGATGACCCGGATCTCCTTCTTGCCGGTCTTCGGATTCTTGAACGTCTCGGTGATGTCCTGGGACACGAGGCCGAGGCGGGGGAAGGAGACGGACGTGAAGCCCGGCTCCGTCGGGAACTGTTGCGCCAGCTCCGCGAGCGTCTCTTCGCTTGCGGACTTGACGATTGCGGTTTCTTTCTTTGCCATAGTTATCGAATAGTTATCGGTTATATTATCGTCATTTTCTTTCGAGCATGACTTCCGTCATTATACTTCCGTCATCGGCCGCCCGCAAACCCTCCTGTGGATATCCGCCGAGATCTCCGCGAGCCGCTCCCGGTGCGCGATGAGCTCCGGGGATACGCAGGGCGGGTACGGCGTGAGCATGGCCAGAGCCGTAGCCACAAGGTCATCCGAGCGCTCGACCCCGGCGTATCCTTTCCACTTTCCGAGGACCGGGAACACGTCGATATAGCCGTCCTCGCCGCGCACGCGGTACTTGATCGGCGAAAGGCGCAGGCAGATGAAGCCGGCCTCGTTGAACATCTTCTTAGTATCGTCGCGGTCGTTCATGGGTGAGGTGATAGTAGTGGCACTTCGGGCATTGGTAGACGCGCAGGTAGCCTCGCTCATGCGCGCGGATGTTCCGGATGCGCTTCGCCTCCTTCACGGACTTGTACTGGTTCTTTCCGCTGAAGGGGCATTTCGTCATAGCTGTCCGTTGCGGTGAGCGTGAAGGCTCGACATCTTCGTGAGGAACTCCACGAAGAGCGCGCGCAGCATGACGCGTTGCTCCCGATGGTTCACGTAAAGCTGGCCGAGATGGACCCTAGACTCCGGCTTGCACCAGCACAGGATGTCATCGGTATGCTCCGGCTCGTAGTGGATCTTCAGGAACTCGCGGTTGAACTCGACGATGAGCGCGGACTCCTCCGCATCCGGCTGATGCACGATGAGCGGTTTCTCTTCCGGAGCGGCCGCCTCCTCCTTCTTCTTAGGCGTGCGCTTCGGCATAGGCTTTCATCTCCTTTACGCGCTTCTCGATGCGGACCCCGAAATCGAGGATGTCGCGCATCGTGCGCTTGGTATAGAACGTCTGCGGCACGCACGGCTCGACGAGCTGGATGGTGAAGTCGCCGCGCTCTTCGGTCGGAAGCCAATGGATGCCGCACTCGAACTCCTCCGGCCGGATCTTCTTCGTGAGCCAGATGAGGAGGAGGTACATCGTGAGCTGCCCGGTCTCGTCGGCGCGCTTCTGGTCCCATGCCTTCTTCCCGGTCTTGAGATCGAAGAGCTTGAAAAGCTCGAACGATACATCGTCCGGCACGCCGACCAGCTCGAGCTTCCCGAGCTTCGCCTTCATCTTGTACTGAAGGAGCCCGTGTCGCGGCAGATCCGGAAGGAATGCCGGGTCGTCCTGGAACTGCTGGTCGATCACGGAACCGAACTCGAGCTCGCGCGTCGACTGGCGCTTGCCGAGAATGTACGTCTCGAACCATTGCTCCGGGTCCCACTCGAAGGACGAGATACAGGACCAGGAGACCGGCTTCTTGAGCCACTCCTCTATTTCCTTTTGATACTTCATACAAGGGCTTTAAGGATCTCTCCGATCATATAGATGACGACGAAGACAGGCGCAGCGAAGATCATCACGATCACGAATAGGGCGAACAGACCGAGGAGCGCGAGCGCTACGCAACCAACGCAGAGGAAGAAGAAGCTGACCTTATCCATGAGCATCTTTCTTAGAGCGCGGCTTGAGGCCCGTCTTCTTCCGCATCGGCATCCGGAGCTGGACCTTCTTCACCGGGAACGGCTCGCCGGCGCGCTTGCACGCCTTCACGAACTCACGCTCGGCGTAGTTAGGACGGCCAATGGTCAGGATAATCTCGATGGTGGCATCCTTCGGCCCTCCGCTGTGCTTGTAGTTCTTCCTCGTCGCCCGCACGATATGGTTCGGCGCGAGGTACTTGGTCGCCTTCACCGCGTCGGTGCGGAGGAGGACTTCTATCGTATTGCTGATTGCGTTCATCGGTGTAGTCATGCCCTAAAGATAGGATATTGAATACCGATGGTCAATATAGTTTTCCCCATACGGAAATACTCCCCGGAAAGGGGAGTATACTTGAGGCAGAAAGGAGGGTCCGTCATGCGTCAATGCCTTCGTTGCAGTACGCCTACGGGAAACGAGCCCGAATGCACCTGCGGTTCCAGGACGGTCGAGATCCAGCCGACGCTCCCGTTGCGTCTCCCGATGCAACGGCGCGATCAGCGGGACCTCTTCGAGGACCGGGTGGAACGGTTCATCCAGACAGACGAAAGGAGGTGATCCAGTATCTCCCGCGCCGGACTTCGGCGCGGGTCTTTTTTAGTCGACGAACGTCGCGTGGCAATGCGGACACCCGGACGGCGTGAACCAGTTCAGGCGCTTGATGATGCGTCCGCAGGCGCGGACGTACCCGTTGCCGGGGCATCGCTCGAGCTTCCAGCCAGCGGCTATCTCCTCTTCGATGAGTACCGGGTCCTCGGTCATACGAGCACGAGCTTATAGCCGACGCCGCGCACCGTCTCGATGGCCTGCGCCTTTGGGAGCTTGCTGCGGATGTTCCGGATATGGACCGCCGCAAGGTTGCCGGCGTTCCAGTTGTTCGATACCTGCCCGTCCTTGCGGATGGTGTCGAGGATAGCGCCGATGTCGTCGGCCGTGACCGGTTCAGGCTTCGCTTTTACGAGGGCGTTGTATATCTCCTGCTCGGCGCGCGTGTACTTGATAGGAGCGGCCATACTACGCGTCGGTGTTAGTACGAACTCCGTCATCGAGCGCCTCCCAGTCGATGCCGAACTTCTCGCACACGAAGATGAGCTTCTCCTTCCCGTAATGCTCATACGGTACGGCCTCGAGGCCATCGATGAGATCCTGATCCGCGGTGAGCCAGATCCATGCCTCCATGTGGTTGATGGATCGGTTCGCGGAAAGCCCGCGGCAGTCGTTCGCCTTCTCCCATGCGAAGGGCATGTAGTCCTTGATGGCGAGTGTGATGTTCTCGAGCGTTACCGGCTTATAGGTATCGGCCCACTGTTCCTCCGTAACCTCCGGCTTGAGAAATGCTTTCGCATTCTCGAAGGTGAGGAACTCGACGAGATCTCCTCGAGCGGCTCCCGAGAAATCCCGGTAGTCTTCCGCGAGATACTCGATGCGCTCTGCGATCTCTTCCTGTGTTCGTAATTCAGTCATGGTTACTTCTCCTTAGGTGTAATGGTCCACTCGAACGAAGGGTTCGTGTCCTTCCAGACACAGGAGAACTCGTGGCTTCCGTCTCCGTTCGGATAGGCGCAGCCCGCGCCACTCGCGCAATACTGGCTCGTATCCTTTTCGTACCCGCCCTTGATCATCTCGATCATCTGCTCGAGCACAGGGATGAACTCGTGTATCCCTTCAGTCGACGATGCCTCGAGCTTCAGCTCCATTCGGTTGCCGGTCATACGAGGAAGCGGTCAGCATCCTTCACGGGAAGGAGGCCGGTGATCTTGTACTTGAGAGTCGATGCCTCCCACGGGAGAGGATCTTTCTCAGTAGTCTCACGGAAATAAATCGAGAGGCCCTTGAGGTCGAGCAAGCTCTCGCGCAGCTGAAGGACTTCTTCGCGCGTGTGGTACGTCGTCCCGTTGAGGGTTCCGATACCGACGAGCGCGAGGCGGCCGTTCATGAACATCGAGCTATACCCGAGGAGCACACCGTTCTCGAGAACGTCGAGCTCCGTGAAGTCCTGTCCTTTGTCCTCGAGCTCGATCGTGAGGACGACCTTCTTTCCTTTGCGGAAGTCTTGAATAGCCATACTAGAAGAGCTCCGGGTTTACGGCATGGAGAAGGCCGGGAAGAACGAAGTAATGAAATGCGATAGCTGCGATGGCGAGGATCGCAATGATAGCGATGCGACGATTCTCGCGGCGGCGAGCCTGACCCGCGCGGAACTTCGTGAGGTCCGGAGCGAGGTACTTGCGATCGAATGCGGTGATGGAATGAGTCATGGTTTGCGGTTTAAGTTATCGGTTTTTTATCGGTTCGTATTTCTACATTCTTCATAATACTCGGATCTATTCTTCCGTCAAATGCAGAAATGACGGAAGTGTGGATAACTCAAAACGGCAGATCCTCCGGAGCGATAGCCATGAGGACCGCTTCATCTTCCTCCATCGTGAAGTCGCCGGTATCGCGCAGCTGCTTAGCTTTATCATCGGCCATCCAGTGCGCGGTATTCTCCTTCTCCGTAACCCACTCGAGATTCGAGATGTGGTTGTTCCTCTTGTCCCGATCGATATGGTTGACGTAAGGCTTGCCGTCCGGGTTCTCGAGGAACGCGATCGCAACGAGCTGATGCACGAAGAAGCGCTTGCGGTCGCCGGCGTGCTTGAGATGCACGTGGAGATAGCCTCGGTACATCGGCGGCGTCTGCATGACGCGCTCCGGGAGCGGGCGCGTGCGGCCCCGGAACCAATGGATATGCCGCGCGCAGCTCTTGACCCTTCCCCGGTCGGATACCTGATACTTGCCCTCGTAGCCAGGGATGTCGCGCCACTCCTCCATAGCTACAGCATGACGAGCTTGTACTTCGCCGTCGGGTTGAACCCGGTCGCGCGCAGGCTCTCGATATCGAACGGGAGCCCCTTCGCCTTGAAGCGCCGGCGCAGGGCGGAAAGGTGCGAGCATATGAGGTTGTCGGAAACGTATGAAAGGGAGACGAGCGCCTTGAGCTCGTTCCGGGTCGCGCCTTCTGGCCGCTGGATGAGCGAGAATATCCTCCATTGCGTGACCGAGAGCTCCTTCGCGACGTGCGGATACTTCTCCATGACGCCGGGGATCTCGGTCCATTCCTCCTGTAAGCGCTCGCGGCGCGTCTCGCTCGGGCGCTTCACCGGCTTCGTGTACGGGACCGCCGTGCGGAAGACGATGAACTCCGGAAGCGGCACGAACGATGCGATGAGGTCGTACCGGAGCTGCTTGGGCAACTGGTCGATGAGCTCGCGCGTTTTTACCTGGACCAGCATACCTACGATTCCATGTTAGGGAGATCCTCCGCAGCAAACTCCTCGCTGTTCAGGTGATCGAGGACGCCCTGGTGCTCCGGGAACCAGCGCGTACGCTGGAAGCCGTCTATGGTGCGACGGTCCTTCTTGAGCTTGAGTTTGTTCTTCAGGATGTCGGCTATCGCCATCTCCTCGAACTTCTTCATCGAGCCGAACTGCGAGAGCGCCTCCTGATACACCTGCTGGATCGTGATGCCGTCGACCTGCTTCCGGTTGTTGAACGGGTCGTTGTAGTACCACTCCGTTATGCGGTCCTCGTTCGGGTCGGAGATGCGGCGCGCCTCCTGCTGCTTCGCGGTCTCCTCCTCCGGGAACTCGTGGACCGTCTCCTTGTCGACCACAAGGCGATGGTATGCCTCCGCGAAGAGCTGCTCGCGGTTCGCCTCGAGCCACTCGATGTCGGCCTGCTTGAATACGACCTTCACCGGGAGCCATCGGCGGTTTCCGGTCTCGTCCTTGAGGTACTCCTCCTGGTTCGTCGTCATCGCGAACGCGCAGCGGCGCGGATGGTCGGTCGAAATACGCGCGTACGGCTCGCGGAACTTATCGACGAGCATGGTGATGATCGCTTTCATCTTCTTCACTTCGGTACGCGAGAGTGTCTCGCCCTCGGAGAACTCGACGATGAACTTGCCCTGGAACTGCATGAAGAAATCCTTCGAGTCCATACTCATCGTGGTCTCGACGTGCGCGTTCTTCCCGTTCGGGAGCTCGCCGAGGACATTGAGCGAGGTCGACTTCTTCGCGCCCTGCGGTCCCTCGAGCACGAGCACGTAGTCGAACTTCGATCCCGGCAGGAGGATGCGCTTCACGACGCCCTTGAGCCAGTTCGATGCGACCGCGCGATGGTACTCGTCGTCCGGAACGCCGTACGTCTTCTCGAGCCAATGATCGAGGCGCGCCTCGCCGTCCCATTCTATGCCCCGGATGAAGTCGAGCGCCGAGTCGATGACGTTCTCCTTCGCGACAAGCATGATGGCGTCGTAGACCATATCCTTCCCGACCTTGCGGAAGAAGTCGTACTTGATCGAGATGCCGGTCTGGATGATGACGACATCGTTATCCTCGAACGAGCGCCAGGCGTCGCCCTCGAGCACCTCGTACGCGTTCTGGAAGGTATCGAAGCGGAACGCGCCGGCGAACTCCTCGTCGCCGCGCAGGATGCGCGCGATGTTCTCGGTATTCTGCGTGACGAGCTTCTGCCCTTGCGCGCCTATCGTGTATAGAAAGTCGATCCCGGTCTCCTCCTTGATGCGCTCGTCCTGCGTCTGGTACACCTCGTCGCACGCCTTCACCGCAGCGGTGATGCTGCGGAGCCGGTAGTCCGCGCGCGTCTGCGTCTTCTCCCGGCTTCCGAGCGGGCTCGCGACCCATATGCGCTCCATCTGCGCCGCGTCCTTCCGGGACCAGAACGCGAGGTGCGCGAGCAAGGACGCGTCCGCGCGGCTCTTGTCGCCCTCCTTCGCCGACGGGTCCCCGTCGTAGAGCTTCCGGATATCCGGCCCGTTCGCAGCCCCGAACATACGGTCGAGGAGCTGCTGGTCCGTGAAGATGCTCTCCGTAGCCGGGGCGTCGAGCAGGCCCGGCGCGACATCTGCTTTCGCCCAGGGATATCCGATACCCTCGAGGAGCGCGATCGCTTCCTTCGGAGGAATCGTCCTGATGGCCTTCGGTTTCCCGTGAAACGAGACCTCGCTGAACGTGAAATACCGGCCGTCCGTGTACGCCTCGAAGGGACTGTGCCGGTTCGCCTCGAGCTTGAGCGCCTCCGTGAGATGGAGATAGAGATGGAGTCCGGTCCCTGATGGGCTGATTTCCGTATAGGTATCCGCCTCCTTTATGAGCTTCTCGATAGCCTTCTTGTGCTCGCCGACCACCTTTCCCTCCTCGAGAACGTGGTCGATGTCGATACCGAGCAGGGTCCGGTCCGGGGTGAAGACGACGCCTATGCCCGAAAAGAACTCGGATGCGGCTTTAGCCTTCTCATACGTGGTCCAGGTCTCGGGGTCGGTGGAGCTGGCCATCTTCCCGGTGACGGAATACGGGATCTTCGTCGTCTTCGCGCCGCGCTTCTCGGCGTGCCAGACGACCCAGCGCTTCTCCTTGAAGATAGGGTGGTCGTTCATATCTTTTTCTTGTTCCGGAACGTCGGAGTCTTCCGGTGGCATGGCTCGCAAAGAGTACGACCGTTCGATACCTCGAACCGAAGTTCAGGATAATGCGCGAATGACTTGATGTGGTCCGCATTCAGGTATACTCCTCGAGCTCCGCACCATACGCACGTATAGTCATCGCGCTTGAAGACGGCCTCGCGCCATATACGCATCTCGACCGAACCGCGTATGCGCTGATGCTCTTTCGTGATGCCTCCCTTCCAGAACGGACTCTTCTCGCCGCGGTGCGCCTCGCGCATACGCATACGCGTCTCTTCGGATACCTTCTTTCCTTTATTCCATGGGACCCTTCCGATAGAAAGCTGACGCAACCGTTCCTTATGTTCAGGAGTCATGGGAACAGCGAAAGGGCGCTTCTTGCCGAGCCAGTACCGGGCATTATTCTCGGATATCTTCTTGCGCGTCTCGACAGATCGCGGCTTCCCGGCTCGTGTATAGGAAACGGCCCGCGTATGCATCAAGTCCATTACGGAACCTGTACGCGGGCCTTTTTCTATACGCGAACCTTTTGTAATGACTTGATGCATAGAACGAAGTATACCTCCCGTGAAGGGGAAGTGAAAAGGGAAAATGACGGAAGTGTGGATAACCCCTTCCGTCATCTGCATACCTCCCGGAATGACGGAAGCATTTGCCGGCCCGTCCGGAAAAGCCTAATGACGGAAGAGTGTGGTGTAATGCGGTCCGAAGGGTCCGGAGGGGTCCGCTTGCATACCTCGGGGGCTTTTTTTGGGAGGTATGCAAGGGAGGTGTACTAGGGTTTTCATGGCCTATTTACTACCTTTAGTATACCTAGTATACCTAGTATACCTAAATCCCTATAAGATACTGAAAAGGTCTAGGAAAGGGAGGGGAGGGGAGGCTGGTGGAGGGGCTGGGGATATATATAGGCGGTAGGTATGCAAGGCATACTAGCCCCACCCCTCTTTGTGGTTTTCACCGCACAGGCAAGCCGTGGAATCGCTTGCATACCTCCCTGGCCGGAGGTATGCAAGATGCATACCTCGGAGGCTGTTTTCTTCATAAAAAAGGCCCCGCAGGGCCTTCTTCATGTTTCCTTGACACGATGTTCTCTACCGGATTCCTCCTATCTTCCGTAGCGCTTGCCGTTTCCCTTCACGCGAAAGGTTGTCGAAGCGTATGGATTTCAGGTACTCGTTCCGTTCTTTCTTGCTCATCCGTGGCTTGAAGACCGGCGGCGTCATGAGCTTTCGCGTCCTCGAGCGGAACAGGATGCGGAACGGTTTCGTGAGCTTGCGGATGAGGGAACGCATACTAGCGGGAGTTGATCGGGACCTGTACCTCTTCGATGCGGATGCCGGGAATCTTCTTCCCTGCCTTAGCCGCTTCCTTCAGGGCTGTCTTCTTGAGGAGGAGCTCGGCGTATTCGTTCCCGGTAGCCTTGAGGAGAGCGATAGGGTCCTCGACGTGGAACTCGTAGTCGGTCCGGAACTTGATGGAGCCGGCTCCGGTCTCGACCTTTTCCGTCGGCTGTTCGATCTCGCCCATCTTGCGGACGGCGGTCGATGCCGAGAGCTTGCCCCGGCCGGGCCCGACTCGCTCGGCGATCCTAGCCGCTTCCTCGTCGGCTTTCTTCTTCGCTGCGGTCTGGTATGCGGTGATGCCTTTGCGGAGTATGGAGACGGCCGACTCGAGCACGGTCTCCATCGGCTTCCATCGTGCCCGTTCCGCCTTGAGCGCCTCGTTCAGGGGCTTCGTCACCTTCTCCTTCTCCTCGGTGATGAGATCCAGCCCCTTGTTCGCCTTCGAGAGGAGCTCGGTCGCTTCCTTCATCGACTTCTCGTCGACTATCTCGAGGGCTTCAGCCCGCTCCACGAGCGGAGCGTAGCTCTTCTCGACCTGTACGATGCGCTTGTCTTCAGTCTTTGCCATGATGTTATCGGTTATTGCTTGTGTACCTATAGTATAAATGACGGAAGATATACCGCAACGGGTTATTCACACTTCCGTCATATCTCTTCCGTGATATAGTTTTCCTATGTCAAACGCGGCTTCCGAAGGGCAGAAGCGGAGATGGTCGAAGGTTCCGAAGGAGGAGCGCTCCGAGATCATGTCCGACGTGAACAAGAAGAAGTGGGCGAAGGTATCGAAGCGCAAGCGAAAGGAGCACGCCGCGCTCATGACTGCCGCACGTCTCAAAAAGCATGGAACACGTAAGAGATCAAAAGGATAGGCCCGAGCAGTCCGAGATCTCGGAAGGGTTGCATGACCTGTATCGGAAGATGACGGACCCGGAGGAGCGCGAGAAGGAAGCTATAAAAAAACAACGCAAAGATTATGTCGCAGAGCAAACAGAAGACGCTGGTTTCTAACCAAGAGAAGATAGCGGAGCTCGCGAAGGAGCTCGAGCGCTATGCCGATGCCCCGCTCGAGGTCGAGGAATACGGGAAAATCCAGAATCTCCGCGACAAGCTCGACTACGAGCTCGTGCTCCTCGAGGAGGAAGGGCAGCACGCGAAGATCCGGAATATGACGAAGGTGCTCGCCATCATGAAAGTTGCGAAGGAACGCCAAGCCGTATGACCAAACTGACGGAAGAACAGCGCAAGCAGATGGAGGAGCAGACGCGCATCGGCGTCTATACGAAGTTCCTCGCATCGCAAGCGGCCGCGAATACCGCATCCATACCGGACGGGAAGAAGTTCGCCCAGCAGCTCGTGGCCCTGTGCGGCGTGCTCGACCGCCAGCGCCATCACTACATCACCACCATTTTCGATAGCATGAACGTGAAGGAAGCGAAGCTGAACATCGACACCGGCGAGCTCACCGATATCGTCCTCAAGGAAATATGATCCTCTCACCCGATACCGTACGCATATTGCTGAAGTCGAAGCATGGACAGGAGTTCGTGAACGGCATCCGGGGCGAGCTCATCAAGCTCGACCTCATCTCGCAGATGCCGAAGCTCAAGGAACCGATGGAGATAGCGGTCGAGACGCTCGCACGCGCTCGCGCCGGGGAGGTGCTCCGCGCGATGCTCGAGCCTCTCGTGACTCCTGAAGAGGAGCGCCCTGGCGACGAGGATAAGGAGGTATACTAATCGCATGGCAAAGAAGAAGACTGTCAAGCCGAAGAGCAAGAAGCAGATTCTCCGCAAGAAGCCCGGTCGCCCTACCGTGTATACCCAGGAGCTCGCTGATGCTATCTGCCGCGAGCTCGCTAACGGCATCAGCCTTCGCTCTGTGCTCCGGGGTGAAGGAATGCCCGACGGTGCTACGTTCTTCAAGTGGATGCGAGAGATCGACGGGTTTTCCAAACAATACGAGGCCGCGAAAGAGGAATCTGCCGATGCTCTCATCGAAGATATGCTCGAAATCGCCGATGAAGCGCTCCCTGAATCGAAGTCCGGGGATGCAAAGCGCGCCGGCGCAAAGGTGGCCGCCCAGCGTCTCCGCGTCGATACGCGCAAGTGGGCGGCATCGAAGCTGAAGCCGAAGAAGTACGGCGACAAGCTCGATCTCACGTCCGACGGGAAGCAGCTCAAGGGCAATACGATAGTCTTCAAGGGATTCGATGAAAAGTCTGGAACTGAATCAGGTAGTGAATAAGGCGTTCGCGCCTCTCTTTACGGAGGCGAAGCGCTACTACATCCTCATGGGTGGCCGCGGTGCGGGCCGCTCTACCGCCGCGTCCCAGTTCATCCTCGCGAACCTGACCGGGACCGAGTTCTTCCGCTGCGCCATCATGCGCGCCGTGCATAAGGATATCCGGCATTCCCTGTGGCGAGAGCTCCGGGACCGCGCCGCCGAGCAGGGCATAGAAGACGCGCTCCATATCACCGACAACGATATGACGATGAGCTACGGCCAGAACCTCGTGAACGCGGTCGGTTTCCGGGCATCGTCGAAGGAGCATAGCGCGAAGCTCAAGTCGCTCGCGAACTATACGTGCGTCGTCATCGAGGAGGCCGACGAGATCGGCGAGCAGGAGTTCATGGTCCTCGATGACTCCATCCGTACGGTGAAGGCTGACATCAAGATCATCCTGTGTTTCAATACGCCGCCTAAGAACCATTGGATCATCACTCGATGGTTCGATCTCATCCCGTCCGGGACCGAAGGCTTCTATATCCCGGTGCTCAAGCCGGAGATGGAGAGCGATACGCTCTTCGTCTACCACAACCATAAGATCAACGTCGCGAACATCGACGAGCACACGCTCAAGCGCTATGCCGCATACGAGCATACGAAGCCGGCGTACTTCCATCAGGTCATCGAGGGCCTATGCCCCGAGGTGGTCCGAGGAAAGATATATTCCGGATGGCGGCAGATCGACACGGTTCCCCCGGAAGCGAAGCTCTTCCGCTACGGCATCGACTTCGGATGGTTCCCGGACCCGCTCGTGCTCGTGGCCATCTACTATCACTCGGGCGGCTACATCATCGACGAGCTGCTCTACGGCAATGAGATTCCGAACAAGACCGTCGGCGATACCATCCTCGGGCATGGCAACAAGGTACCGACCGTCGCTGATTCGGCCGAACCGAAGAGCATCGCGGAGCTCGTGAGCTATGGCGTACTCGCTACCGGAGCGGCGAAGGGCGCGGACAGCGTGAGCTACGGCATCAAGATGGTCGCTGACCTCGCCATCTCTGTGACCAAGAGAAGCACGCACGTATGGAAGGCGTACGAGAACTACGCATGGAAGGAAGACAAGGACGGCAACCCGCTTGGATATCCGGACCACACGTGGTCGGACCCGATGGATGCGGTGCGCTATCCGCTCGAGGATATCCTGAACACCATCGACCCGGAGCAGCAGAAGCGCGAAGAGCGTCGAAGCGATCATCGAAGACGTGAAGCGATATCCACAGCTAGAGACGATGCAGGTCTCATGGATTAGTCATGAACGTGGTATATACTTCCGGTATGGACAAAACCCAAATCCGTGCGGAGCTCGATAAGCTCGGAGTCGTATACAACGCTCGCCTCGGCGAGGATAAGCTCATGGCTATCCTCGAGGAAGCACGGAAGAAGGGTAAAGGAGAGACTGGCGCAACCGCACCGACCGCACCAGCGGCCGGTGATACTGGCGCGTCCGGTCCGACTGGTCCTGACGAAGCTGAAGGTGCATCCGGTCCTACGGAACCGAGCGCCCCGGCTGCGGAGCCCGAGGCTCCTGCCGCGCCATCCGGCGTCGTGAAAATCATCGACCGCTTCGGTATGGTCTGCCGTACGTACTCTCTCGAGACGCATGGCGACGACTACGTTTCGCTCGCGCAGGAGTTCGCCAAGAAGAAGGGCCTCCGCATCGCCTAGCACCTTGACCGTCAGCTAAACCGCAAAAATCTTCGACTTCTGGTCGAGGTGGTGATTTGCTTTGCGGTTTATCACCCCCTCTACCAGACGCCGAAAGCGTCTGTTTTACGTACCCCGGCCTATGGCCATAATCAAATCCTATGGATGAGAAAGATCTAACCCCCACTCCGGAGGAAGCTACGCTTGAAAAGGAGGCTCTTGAAGAGGTCCAGGACGAAGAACTCCGTGAGAAGTTGGCCGCCGATTTAGGCATCGAAAGCGACAACCCACTTCTCGATACTCTCGTTGAACGAGAGAAGGAGTCTCGCTCTAAGCTCTCGAAGGCGATCGGTCAAAAGATCAAGTTCCGAGAAGCAGCTAAGGGCGTGAAGCCCCCTCAAGAGAAGCCGAAACCCGACGCGGCCCCAAAGACCGCCGAGGAGATAGCGGAGACTGTGCGTCAGCAGTTCGAGCAGCGCGACCTTGATGAACTCGACTTTCCGGATGAGCTCAAAAAGGAGATCGCGACTGTCGCGAAGCTGAAGGGCATCTCCATCAGGCAAGCCGTCAAGGACCCCTACATCGACTACAAGGTGAAGGCGTACGAGACCGAGCAGAAGTCCGATGATGCCACCATCACCCGCAAGGAGAAGGGAGGCGGAAAGGTCCAGTTCGATCGAAGCAAGCCGCCGAAGGTGGATATGTCGACCGAAGAGGGCCGCAAGACCTGGGACGAGTACACCAAGTTCCTCCGTCAGCCGCAGTAGCCTTCCTCCACTCCATGCGGTCTAGCACCTAGACCCATATGGATCTTCGCTCTCTCGATAAGGAATACTGGTCCGCCGAGATGCAGAAGACGCTGTTCGTAGAGAACACCGCCGTCTTCCTCGCAGACTACGAACCTTCTCGCGTTCTCACCGCTGACGGCCGCAAGTACCACAAGCCGATCATCAGCAAGCCTGCTACGGGTACTTACACCCCGTACCAGGACGTGAATCCCCAGGTACTCACTTCCTCCGACCAGGAGCTCGAAGTGGATCAGTTCAAGTACGCGTTCGTCGAAGTCGACGACACGGACCGCAAGCAGAACTTCTACGACGCCGCCGCTTTCGCAGCGATGGCGATGCAGAAGGAGCTCAACAACCTCATTGAGCAGCACTACCTCTCGCAGGTGGTCGACGCGCTCAACGTGGTCGATGCCGGTTCTGTCGGCGGCGTCCCTGGCCAGCCGATCGTGCTGGACACCTCGAACGCTGTGCAGATGTTCACCGCAGCGCACACCAAGCTCGATATGCAGGATGCTCCGTTCGCCAACCGCTTCGCGGTGGTCGGCGCGCACACCGTCGGCGTTCTTCGCCAGGTGAAGGGCTCCCGCGAATCCGCGCTCGGCGATACCGTTCTCGCGAACGGCATCATCGGTCCGTGGCAGGGCTGGACCGTGATCCAGAACAACAACCTTCCGTACTCGGCTTCGCTCGAGCTTTCGGTTCAGCCTACGGATGGCGATACTGTCACGATCGCGGGCGTCACGTTCACCTTCAAGACCTCGCTCGGCGCAGTAGCCGGCAACGTCCTGATCGGTGCTGACGCAGCCGCAGCTCGCGTCAACCTCACCGCTGCTATCAACAACGTCACGGCTTCGGTCGGTACGCTGTTCGTGCAGATCTCCTCGGAGAACCGCTTCGTCCTTACGGAGAAGCGCAAGGTGGTTGCCACGAACAACATCTCCGGCACGCAGATCGACATTGTAGGCTTCGGCGATATCGTCGTTGCCGAGACCTTTACCTCGGGCTCGAACGTCTGGCATGACCAGCTTCAGCAGTCCGTGTTCATGGTCCGCGGCGCGATCGACCTCGCCGTGCAGATGCCGGCAAGCGTCGAGATCCAGCGCAAGGAGAAGGGCTTCGCGGACTACATCAAGTCTCTCGAGATGTTCAAGGCTAAGGCATTCGACGACGGCGCTCGCGTCCTCGTTCGCGTGGTTCTTAGCGCCGCAAGCTGGGCATAACCGGATCTACGCTTATGCCTAAGATCCTCACACGCGCCCTTCTCATCGCCGGAGAGCCCTACAACATCGGCGGCTGGCCTGTTCAAGTCATCGAGTTCGATGTCATGAACATGATCGTCCGCGTCGTCTGTACGGGTGCTCCGGAAGATGGCAAGGCTGGATTCCAGATCGGCTGCGTCGCGACGGATAAGGCGTCAGGGGATATCTACCGCAATGACGGTACGACTCTCTCGACTTCCTGGACTCCGATCGCGGACGGCGCGACTGGTGCAACCGGACCGACCGGATCTACCGGCCCTACGGGTCCTACGGGACCTACCGGCCCTACGGGTCCGACCGGCTAGGTTGTTCATCCTTAGCGAGCATCAGCGATGGTGCTCGCTATAGGGCGAATAACGCCCCATTACCCATCCATCCATTTCTTTCTTTATGCTCGAGAACATAGGCAAGCCGTTCTTCATCGCTGAAGCCGCCGACGACGTTATCGTGTCGACCGGTCCGGCGATCCTGCTCGGCATCATCTTCGGTGAGGACGTTTCCGGTGCGGTCGTCGAGATCTCCGATAGCAAGGAGGACGGCGATGAGGACGTGAAGTTCTACTTCTCCGGCGACGAGCTCGCGACTTCGGTCGGCGGTCTCTCCGGAATCAACGCGACCTTCCAGAAGGGCATCGCGGTGAACCTCACGAACCAGACGAACGTCACGCTCATCTGGAAGCCGGCAGCCGTCTAACCATTCCGGCTATGACGAGCTGGCTGAACTACGCGAAAGCGCTCCTCTCGTACTACCTCGGTACGCAGAACGACAAGTACCTCCTCACGCAGGACGGCTTGAAGCTCTGGATCGTGGATCACGAGTACCAGCCTTTCGCGAAGGTTTCGTCAGCATGGGCGGGGCTCTCTAAGATGGCCTCCGGATGGACGGGGCTTCCTAAGAACTAATCTATGGCAGACGACCGCATAGCTATCGCAGACCTCCCGACGCTGGACAATCCGGCGGATGGCGACTGGGTTCCTGTGGTCGATGTCGATGACACCTCGAGCGGCCCCCAGGGTACGACGAAGAAGGTCAGCAAGGCCGACCTCATGGGCGCTACGGGCGATACGGGACCGACCGGGCCTACGGGTCCTACAGGTCCGACCGGTCCTACAGGTCCGACCGGCGCGACCGGCGCGAGCTCTACTGTCACGGGTCCGACGGGGCCTACGGGACCTACCGGACCGACGGGCGGTACTGGGGCTACTGGGCCGACTGGCTCGACCGGAGCTACGTCTACGGTCCCCGGACCGACCGGGCCGACCGGCGCGACCGGGCCGACCGGCGCGACTGGCAGCACAGGAAGCACGGGTCCTACAGGTGGAACCGGGCCGACTGGCGCGACTGGTCCTACGGGCAATACGGGTGGAACCGGTCCTACCGGGCCGACCGGCCCTACCGGGCCGACTGGTTCGGATGGTCAGGCGCTCAACTTCCGGGGCGACTGGAATGATACCGATACGTACGAGCCGCTTGATGCGGTGACGTTCGATGATCTCCTGTGGGCAGCGACAACCGAGAACACGAACTCCGAGCCGAGTGAATCGAATCCGGACTGGGTGCTCGTCGGTGCGGTTGGTCCGACCGGACCTACGGGAGCGACGGGTCCTACTGGTGACGATGGAGCGACCGGCGCGACCGGTCCGACTGGTGCGACAGGTGGCACGGGTGCTACGGGAGCGACGGGTCCGACTGGTGGTACGGGTCCTACGGGTGGAACAGGGCCGACTGGCGGTACAGGTCCGACTGGGCCTACCGGAGGCACGGGTCCTACGGGAGCGACGGGTCCGACTGGTGCGACTTCGACGGTCCCTGGTCCTACCGGTGCGACCGGACCGACTGGTGGCACAGGTCCTACTGGACCTACAGGAGCCACATCAACCGTTGCCGGTCCTACTGGTCCCACCGGTCCGACCGGACCGACGGGGACGGGTCCTGTGCCACATATGACGGTTTATACCGCAAATGCGACATGGACAAAGCCAGCAGGTATCGTCGCTCTTTTTGTAGAGGTTCAAGCTGGTGGCGGATCCGGCGGCACGAACTCGTCGTCTGGCCGCGGCGGGGGGCCGGGCGGGTATGCAAGCAAGTTGCTTACTGCAGCGCAGCTCGGGAACGCTACGGAATCCGTAGTCGTTGGCCCGGGGGGTACAGTTCCGGGTGGATCTGCGAATGGTGTCGCCGGGAACGCTTCTAACTTCGGAGCCTATGTATCGGCAACTCCGGGCGGCGGCGGAATCAACTTCGGAACGGCGCGAGAAGGAGACCCAGGTGTGGGAGTGAATGGAGACCTAAATCTATCTGGTCCTTACGGACAGCATTCAGGAAACTTCGGAGGAAACTATGCGGGACGTGGTGGGCCATCGCCTCGATTCGGTATTACATATGGGGCTGGTGGTGATGGGGGTTCATCGGGTGTCGGAGGTGTGGTTGTCCTCACAGAATATTACTAAGACGCGCTATACTTTCGCTATGAAGAAGATCATTTTTCTCCTCGATATCGACGACTACGCGCCTGATATCAAGGTGATCACTTATCCGCTCATCGAGCGATACGCGAAGCGCATAGGCGCTGACATCCACCGCATCACCGAGCGGAAGTGGCCTGACTATCCTGTGGTCTACGAGAAGCTCCAGATTCACGAACTCGCCCCGAAGCTCGGGGCCGACTGGATTATCTATATCGACTCCGATGCGCTCGTGCATCCTGATATGCCGGACTTCACCGAGCTCCTGCCGCGCGATACGGTCCTACAGAACGGCTATGATTTCGTACTGAACCGCATCGACATCGACGACTATTTCCGCAGGGACGGCCGCTTCATCGGCACGTGCAACTGGTTCACCATTGCGTCCATCGCAATGCTCGACCTGTGGAAGCCGGCCGATGACCTCACGCTCGAGGAGATGGAGAAGCGGATGCATTGCATCCAGATCGAGAAGAATGCGGTGAATATGGAGGACGGACATCTCATCGACGACTTCGTGCTCTCGCGCAACGTCGCTCGATTTGGTCTTAAATACATGACAGTTCCGCAGATGCTCGCGAAGTTTGGCCGTGAAGGATATTGCTATCTTTATCATGAATACCTCATCGACCGTGCCGAAAAAGTACGTCGTCTTACCATGATGCGTGACCGTTGGATGACGATGGTCCCTGATCCTTTGCCTTCATAGTCCTATGGATACCACCCTCATCACTTTGCTCATCAACGCCGTCGTCACGCCGCTCCTGGTTCTCCTGACTCTGTGGGCGCGTGCCTCTACCGCACGAGGGAGCCAGATGTTCGAACGCGAGAACGGCTTTATCTCGGGAATGGAGAAGCGCATCATCGCGCTCGAGAAGGAGGTGCGCGAGGTTCGCGTCGAGCTGAAGAACCGCGACGCGGAATACCTCGAGCTCTATAAGGAGCACACCACCTTGAAGGCCAAGTACGAAGTCCTCGCGGTCGACCATGAGGAGCTGAAGAAGAAGTACGAGGCTACCGTCGCCGAGCTCGCGAAGCTCGGGACGACGTGTCAGGACACCAGCCATCACGCCACCTAATATGCAATACAATGCCGGAACCAACTCGATCGTCGCGGATGTCCACTACTGGGCAGGGACCGACGCGATCACGTATCCCATCCTCGACATCACCCGCAACGCGAACCAGGCGCTCTCGAAGGTCGTGGAGCTCATCATGCGCTCGGCTGGCCGCTGGCAGTTCGACGACAATAACTACGACGACCTCCCGCTTGCGACGACCGACCTCATCGCGAACCAGACGAACTTCACGCTCGCGGTATCGCAGCTCAAGATCGCGCGCGTCCGCATCAAGGACGAGAACGGGAAGTGGAGGATACTCCGCCCGATAGACCGCCGCGACCTTTCCGAGCACGAGCTCAATGCGACCGGAACGCCCGACAAATACGACAAGCTCGGCGCGTCCCTGATGTTTTATCCGCTCCAGAACTACTACCAGCCGGAAGGCATCGAGGTGCAGTTCGAGCGCGATGCCGACTTCTTCGAGGTCGATGATACGACGAAGGAGCCGGGCTTCGCGTCGACCTTCCATCGGCTCATCTCCCTCTACACCGCGCTCGACTACACCGAGCCGAACGAGCTCGAGGCGCGTTCCCGGAAGATCCAGAAGCGCATCGAGAAGATGGAGGCCGAGCTCGAGGAGTTCTATGCGGACCGCGACCGCGACGAGCAGCCGTTCATGAGCACGGAAGGGAACCGCGATTATTCGGTCGACGGATGGGGCGGTCCGTTCTTCGGCGAGAAGAACTTCAGGGGATTCCCGTACACCTAACCTATGGCGAGCATCTTCCCGAGCGGCATCAAGGGCATCGCAGATACGAAGTGGTCCGGCGTCGCCGGGGCCGCTGCGCGTCTCATCGGTATCGACTTCCGCAGCAAGCCGGGAGTCTTTACCGCGCACCAGAAGCTCGCGAAGGTATCGGGAGATGTGGTCGACGTGCTCGCGAAGGTGCGCGTCCGCCTGAACGACGGCAAGCGCCTCTGGTTCGGTGCGACGAAGGCGTTCCTCGATAACGCCGGCACGTGGAGCGAGAAGCTCGACCTCGACAAGTTCAACGAACGCGACGTGATGTTCACGAACCCTGAGTTCGGGTCATTCGGCGAGCCCTCCTCTGTGGTCAGGGTCAGCGCTGACGGCTTCATGGTCTACGTCTCGAGCTTCAGCACCGGCAAGCTCCGCCAGTATTCACTCTCGGAAGCGTTCGATATCACGAGCACGAAGACGCTCGTGGCGGAGTGGAGCATCTCTTCCGTATCCTTCTGGATCACGGAGACGCGTATTTTCATACTCAACCGCGACTCGGTAGACGTGTACCTCATCTCGGGAGGAAACATATCGACGCATCAGCTCATCACGAACTGGGATATCTCGGCGCAGACGACTGCGGCGCAGGATATCGGATTCAAGGCGGACGGCACGGCGATGTACGTCATGGATACGGATGGCGATATCTTCGAGTACACGATCCCGGCATGGGGCGGAGTCATCCCGACGTTCTGGGAGCTGCTCGTCGGAGGCGGCGCGTCCGGAGGCGGCGCGCGTTCCTACACGGGAAGCCAGAAGATAGTCGCGGGTTGCGGCGGCGCAGGCAACGTATACGAGTCTCCGAACGCGGTCATGGAGCCGGGCACGGTCTATAACGTCTCGGTCGGTGCGGGAGCTACCGGCGCGGCCGCTGGTACGAACAACGGGACCGATGGCGGCGATACGACCGGTTTCGGCAAGACGGCTCTCGGCGGCGGTCACGGTACGGCGGTGAACTCGGAAGGCTCGGGTCATCAGCCTACGAATGACGGCGGCCCCGGCGGTTCGGGCGGCGGTGCTGGCTGGTATGACGATCAGGGCAATGCGTTCGGCGGTGCTGTCGAAGCTGGAAGCTCGCAGATGGGCGGAGGCACGAAGGGAGGAGACTCGGGCGATGACGGCGGTGGAGGCATCAACCTCTCGAGCACCATCTCGGGTTCTGCGGTGACGTACGGCGCGAGCCAGTCGAAGCGCAACTCGAACGGCAACGGGGCGAATGCGACCGGCATCGGCCAGGGCGGTCAGGGCGGCGCGTCCGGTTTCAATGGATCTGCCGGCGCACGCAGCGGAGGCAACGGCCTTGCGGGTATCGCCATCCTTCGCTTCAAGACGACGGACGTTCCTGGCTATTCACAGTCTGGCGGCTCCGTCACGACTTCCGGCGGCGACACTATCATCACCTGGACCACGACCGGTACGTTCAGCTATCCGGGCCCTACGGCTCCTGCGTTCGCGGACAGCTATTCTTTCCCTACGGCTCGCGGCTTTGCTATCGAGTCCGACCGCATCTCCTTCATCGTAGGCGATACGGTGAACCAGTACGCGATGACGGACTACGACCTCGACGACGTGACGCTGAATCCGAATCTCCTCTACGTCGATACCGTCGACGATACCGTGACGCCGCGCTCGATCCAGTTCACGGAAAAGTACCTCATCATCGGCATGGAGACCGGCGCGGAAGACGACCTCACGAGCGTCATCTTCTACGAGTTCATCGGCGGAGGCGAGGAGATTCTTTCGGCCGCATCATTCTCCCCGACCATCTTCCAGAAGGCGACGAGCCCGGTGGTCGTGGATTCGTACAGCCTCACGGCCGTCCTCAATAACCCGAGCTCGTTCAATGAAATCTCGAACAACTCGGACCCGAAGGACTTCAGCGTACGCGAGCTGCTCGACATCACTACCTCGGGAAGCCCGATCACGGGAGCTTTCGTTCGTGCCTACCAGGGCGCGGACCCATCCATCTCAACTCGTGGCTATGTCACCGCAGTCTCCTCAAGCGACGTGACGATGGTTCCCCAGGACTTCAACCCCGGCACGTATATCACCGATGCGGTCGTCGAGGACGCGCTCATCATGGAGGCTTCCATCGGCGCGTTCTCCGGATGGGATGCGGTCGATACCGTCATCCAGCCGTTCACGCTCGCCCGCGATACGCTCATCGACGAGCTTTCCATAAAGTACCGCGAGGGCTTCGGGCTTGCCGGCGGCTACACGCTCACCGGCCGCATCAAGGACGATACGGGTACGGTCATCGCGACCGAGACGAAGACCATCGACTCGAACACCATCGGCCACACCGAAGCGACCATCACGTTCGCCTTCTCCGCTGTGACCCTTCAGGCCGGCGTGAAGTACACGATCGAGACGTTCGTACCGAGCGTCTCCTCGTTCGCATGGAACCGCACCTCGAACCGCTATCTCGTCTGCCCGGTCCGCAAGCAGGGCGTCTTCCCGTTCCCGGTCACGACCACAGAAGGGAACTCCGAAATCCAGGCGCGCCTCATCGACACTTCCATTCCTGAAGTCGAAGAGGACCGCGTTCCAGAAGAGCGCGTATACATCGCGACCGAGAAGATGCTCTTCTACATCAAGGCGTCCGACGTTGCCGGCGACTGGGGCGGAAAGATCCATACCGTCGGCTCATTCAAGAACGGGCAGGTGCAATATCACCCGATGGCGGTCCAGAACTTGCAGCTCTTCATCGGCGATAGCGAAGTGATGGCGAAGGTGAACGAGCTCGGCCAGTTCGTGCAGGAGACGGAACTGAACGTCGAGGGCAACGAGATCATCACGACGACCATCTCCTTCGATATCGACCTGCTCATCGGCACGAAGAACGGGAACAAGTGCCGCATCATCCGCTGGGATACGGTCTCGGAAAGCTGGACCGCCGAGGACACCATCGACGATACGGAGATCTACGCCTTCATCCGCGACGATAACTTCGTGTACGCGCTCGTCGGGGATGCTGGCCGCTTCTACTACTACGACGGCGAGAAGCTCGTGCCGTTCCAGAATATGCCGGGTGACTTCACGCCGACGGCAAAGGCGAAGATCAACGCGAACGCGGTCGGCTTCCTTCTCGGCGTTCCGGTATTCGGATTCTCGCAGCTCCTCGGCAACCCGGCCGACCAGGGCGTGTACGGCCTCGGCTCCTACAGCAAGGACTATCCGAAGACGCTCTCGCTCGACTTCCCTATTTCCCCGGACGTTCTCGTGAACATCGAGGTCGGCGCTATTCTCACGGACGGCTCCGATATGTGGGTCTCCTGGAAGGCCGGCCTCACGCCGGAGTACGGCGTCGATAAGCTCGACTGGTCGAACAAGTACCCGAACGCATACCTCGAGACGATGATGCTCTCGCCTATCAAGAACCGCTCGAACTTCAAGACCATCGCCCGCGTCCTCGCGCCGTACGCATCTCTTCCGACCGGCACGAGCGTCGAGCTCGGGTACAAGAAGAACTATGCCGCGACGTATGAGACGTTCTCCTCCGTGGTCGACGCGAAGGGACGCAAGATAAAGGCGGAGAAGTCCGTGCCGGAAATCGGCAACGTGCAGCTCCGGCTCGGGCTGGGCGTATCCGGCAACCTCGCTCCGGAGATCGAGGACTTCCAGCTCGACTTCGTGGCCGAGAGCACGCAGACCGCATAACCCTATGGCACACGAAATCGAACGCAAGGAAGTGAGCCCGGACCTCAAGCATCGCCGCATGGGGTCGGCGTTCGATATCCTTGCGAAGACCCTCCGCAAGATATCGCTCATCATCTTCGCGAACGGCTTCAATATCCGGAACCGCCCCGGCCTGAACGTCGACAAGAGCCAGTACCTCGCGACCGGCCTCGTCGACGTGAAGAGCATGACGGAGGCGTACTACGACCAGGCGTCGACCGACGGCATCAACGGCCTCGTCATCGGCCGCACCGGGAACGGCGAGAAGCGGAACCTTCACTTCATGGATATGGCCCTCGACCATCGCACGGAGATAGGCGACTCGCTCGGGTACACGAACGGCGTATACCGCGTCCGCGTCTCCCGCGATGGCGCGAACGAGGACCTGCGCGACGGGCTCTACGTCTTCGATCGCGGCTCGGAGAGCGCGTCCCGCGAGGGAACGGTCAACTGGCTTGTGGCTGCGGGCGAGGGCGGCCAGGTGCGTCTTTCTTATATGCCGGACCGCGACGGGAACCCCCTCACGGACGCGATCTTCGATATCTATATCAGCTCGCGCGGCATCTTCTTCTTCGGGCTGCCGACCTCGGCTTCCGGTCTCCCCAGCGGAGCCATATATAACAGCGGCGGAACGCTCAAAATAGTCTAATATTCATCATATGAACATCTTCGCTATCCTTCAGCAGGAAATCACCGACTACTTCGGAGCTTCCATCAACATCGCGGAAGGAATAACGTATTCCCAGTACCGGCTCGTGCGCCGCATCTACCTCTTCAAGAACAAGGTATACCCGCGCGGCAAGATCGACCGTCAGGGCCGCTACAAATACTGGTTCGATATCATCAAGCCTCGCATGGACAACGAGGTGAAGAACATCGACATCGACACGAAGGATATCCTCGTCTTCTCCGATAATCCGGTCGACGACTTCGCGCCGGTCTTCATCTCGAACGCGGCGATGCGCGAGTGGATGTGGGAGACGGGCCGCGCCGAGGAGATGAATGCGGCCGCAGAGCTCTATTCCGGGGACGGCAACGTGCTCTTCAAGAAGGTGAAGGGAGGCTACCAGACCTGCGACCCGCTGAACACGTACATCACCATCCAGACCGCCGAATGCGTCGACGATACCGCTGTCATCGAGCGCCACCAGCTCACGCAGTCCGAGATCCGGGCGAAAGAGGGCGTATGGGACCACGATGCGATAGAGTCCGTCATCAAGAACTGCGGCTCGAAGACGTTCTCGCCGACCATGCGCGCGGGCCTTCGCGATACCACGAATCCGTACTACGAGATATTCGAGCGCACCGGGGAAGTCTCGGAGCGTGCGCTGTGGGAAGCCCAGAAGCGCGAGGACTCCGATAAGGGAAGCGAGTCGAAGTACATCCTCGCGAAGATCATCTGTGCCGGCCTTTCCGATGGCGGCGCGGACGAGAAGTACGTGCTCTATGCCCAGGCGCTTCCGGCCGGCAAGAAGATGTCGGACTACTACAAGGAGGCGCACCGCGGCGCGTACAAGGGACGCTGGTGGCGCGAGGGTATGTACGAACTCCTCTTCGATCATCAGGTCCGCGCGAACGAGATCGGCAACCAGCTCGCCCAGGGCCTCGAATGGGCATCGAAGACGTTCTTCAAGTCGAACGACGTTCGCACGATCCAGTCGCTCCGTACCGACCTCATGAACGGCGACATCATCCGTTCTGACGACCTCTCGCAGGTCGAGGTGCGTATGCAGGGACTCGACCAGCTCATCGCCGACTGGAACCGCCTCATGCAGGATGCCGACAATATCGCGAACTCCTTCGAGGTCATCTCCGGCGAGTCGCTTCCGGCGAACACGCCATTCCGCCTCGGCCAGCTCCTCGACGTGAACGCGACGAAGCTCTTCGTCTTTCTCCGCGAGAAGCTCGGCAACGCGTACGCCCGCGTCTTCCGCGAGTGGATTCTTCCCGAGATGGTGAAGGACCTGAAGGGCAAGGATATCTTCCGTCTCACCGGAAACTCGAACCTCCTGAATATGTTCTACGAGATCGCCGCGCAGAACTGGTACATCGAGAACCTCGTGCAGATCGGGCCGCATACGCCAGAGACGGCCGAGCTCCTCAAGGCGCAGAAGATCGAGGAGCTGAAGCGTACGGACCCGCTCATCAAGAACTCCCGCGAGATCTGGAACGACGTTATCCAGCGCCTCTACATCACCATCACCGGCGAGAACACCGACCTTGGCTCGCAACTCGAGACGCTCGCGAACCTGCTTCAGTTCGAGCAGGACCCGGCTCGCCGCGCGTACGTGATGGATCTCATTTACAAGACTAAGGGCATACCGCTCCCGCCCGCTCCGGTCCAGCCTCCCCAGGCCGCGCCCGCAGCCGCACCGGGAGGAGCTCCCGTAGCTGAATCAGCCGCCGTATGAACGACTACCTCTTCATAGATACCAACGGGAAGCAGCAGACCGTCACGGCGGGAAGCTCGAGCGATGCCCTGCGCCTTGCGCCGAACATCGCGAAGAACTCGGGCGTGCAGCTCGTCACCAAGACGACGCCAGCCGTCCCTGATCCTGTGCCTGCGACCTCGCTCAAGCCCGTAGCAACGCCGGCGCTCCCGACCCCTACGGCTGACACCGTGCAGGGCGAGTATGTCACGTCCGTCACGCAGAACGTCGACACGCAGCGTACCGCGCTCGATAAGACGCTCGCGAACCAGAAGGCGGAAGCCGACCGCAAGGCGGCCCTCCTCGATAAGGAGCAGACGCAGATCCTCGACCAGAGCAAGCCGCTCACGGACCCGTTCCGCCAGAAGCTCGAGACGAGCGAGCGCGACCGCCTCCATATCAACGAGAACTTCGAGGCGAACCAGAAGCTCACGAACGAGCTCGACACGCTCATGACCGAGGGCAATAACCTCATCAAGTACAACCAGGGCCTCCCGGTCTCCCAGCGCATCTCGACCGCGCGCGCGGATAAGGCCATCTCCGACGTGGCGGCTCGCGCCGGCGTCATCCAGGCCGTCATGAGCGCGCGCAACAACCAGATCGGCGTCGCCGAGACCATGATCGACCGCTCCGTTGCGGCCATCACCGCCGACCGCGCCGATAAGCTCGCGTACTACGATACGCTCCTCAAGCTGAACGACGAAAAGAAGCTCGACCTCTCGAACGAATCGAAGCAGATCGCGCAGCAGCAGGTCGACCTCATGAAGGGCGACCTCGACCGCACCGAGAAGACGGCCGACTACATCAAGGAGCTCATGATCTCTCCGGACCATGCCCAGCTCCTCGCCGATGCCGGTGTGACGTTGAACGATTCCGTCGAGGAGATCAACAAGAAGCTCTCTGTGGCCACGAAGCGTCAGGCGGTCGTCGACTTCACGAACGAGATGAAGCAGGACGGCTATAAGGCGGCCGTAGCAGGCACGCCAGGGGCGCAAGAGTTCGAGGTGGGCGGCGAGAAGGTCTATCTCACCCCTCCGCCTCCTAAGACCACAGGAAGCGCCGGAGACGGCATCGTGGTGCGTTCTGGGGCCCTCACGTACACCCGCCAGGACTATGCCGAGGACGCGAACGCGCTCGAGCAGTCGCGCGGCGACGATGGCTGGGTAGATCCGGGCGTATATCAGCAGCTCTATGAGGCATGGGTCGGCAATGGCGGAGTCATCACGGACTTCATATCGAAGTTCCCGCCGAAGAGCTACGTCAACCCGGCGAATACGACGCTCCCGCCGGCGCTCCGCAATACGACCGGGGCGAACGCGGCTGACGCCCGCATCGAAGCCCTCATCAACGGCTAGATATGGGACTCCTGAATGCGGCCATCGAGGAACAGAAGAAGGCCGGGCTCCTAAGCAAGAGCGCGGGCGATTCTCCTGTGCCCGAGAAGCGCATCGTGCCGGCTACCATCCAGGCTCCTAAGCAGAACGCCGTCCAGAAGGCAGGATCGAAGCTCTACGGCCTCCTCCCGAACTTCGTGAAGGAGGGCGTCGATATCGCGCATGACGCGCTCTTCGGCAACGTGAAGGACCGCGCCGTTCTTCAGGATATGGAGAACAAGGGCCAGCCTATCGACTTCGCGACGCGCCTCAAGGTGGAGGGTTTCCTCCCGTTCCTCGGCAAGCCGGATGAGGAGGTCATCAGCGAGAACGTCCAGCATCTCAAGGATAAGGGCGTCGCCCCAGACCGCGCGGAGGAGCTCGCGTTCTACGACCATTTCAAGGGCCGCTCCATGCCGGGCCTCCCGGATGAGGCGAAGACGCGCCTCGAGGAGCTTCAGCCGACGAAGGCAGAATCCCGCGTGCTCGGCATCGCGCGCCTCGGGAACGTCCTCGGCAGCGCGGGCGATGTCGCCGGTGTTCTTCCTGTGGGTTCCATTGCGAAGGTGGGCGAGAGCCTGACGCCGCGCATCATCATGAGGGCCACAGAAGAGGGAGCCGCGCAGGTGCTTACGAAGGCCGGCGTCGACGAGGCTATCGCGACGCGCTTCGCTGCGGATGTCGGTCGCGCGAACAGCGCGGAGAAGGCGCAGGTCGTCCTCGACAATATCGTGAAGGCACAGAACGAGGTGAAGGCCGCGACTCCGGAAGCCATTCGTTTCACGCGAAACAGCCAGAAGCTCGCGGACCAGATCGTGCAGAAGTTCCCGGATCTCTCGCGCACGTACGCCGATAACCTCGCGGAGAGCGCGGTCTCCCTCGTGAAAGAGGGCGGCAAGGCCCCGACGGATGCGCTCCGTCTCGTGAACGAGCAAATCTTCAGGCTCCCAGCGAAGGCGGCGAAAACGGTCGCGAAGGAAGCGCCTGTGCTCGCGAAGACGATAGAGCAAGTCCCGCTCGAGAATCGTATCGGACTCATGGACAGTCACCCGTCCTATACGCCGCGCATGAACGCGCTCATCAAGGACGCCCAGGATAAGGGCGAGATGTTCCCATTCTCGAAGTTCACTCCCGAGGAGCAGAAGATCGTCGATGCCGGTTTCAAGGATATGCTCGACAAGACGCCGGTGAAGGTCCCGAAGGACTTCAAGCCGTACGAGGCGACCGTCACGACCGAGACCGTGGACCCGAAGAAGCTCGCGGACCCGGCGTATTTCAAGCAGGTGTACGAGTCGACGTTCGCGGTCGGCGGCGACAAGGGGCTCTATAAGGTCATGACGAAGGAGCTCGTCCCGAAAGGGAAGGAAGCATCCGGCTACCTGGCCGAGCTGTATAAAAAGGCGAAGGCGACCGTCGCCGAGACCGCGCCTGTGGTCGCTAAAGCCCCAGAGAATCCCGGAATATCAACCAAAGGAATACAAGAGCTACAACGAGAAGGTAAACCACCAAGTCCGGAACGCGTCGTGGAAGCATTTGATAATAAGTATACCGCAGGCGACGGCGTTCCCCAGACCCTCGATGCGGCTATTGAGGATACCGCCATCACCACCCAGGAGCCGACCCTACAGAAGCGCGTGGCGAAGACGCTCAAGGACGGCCTCACCTCGACCATCGAATATCTTCAGGATGCCGACAAGCGCATCGCGAACCTTCAGCGCGGGAAGATAGTCACGGACGAGTCCGACATCTACCAGAAGCTCACGCTCATGCCGGGGCGTCTCGGCGATATCGTCGACCGCGGTCGCGGCGTCATCGAGGGCGTATTCAAGGATATGGGCAAGTACGCGAAGGAAGCGAAGATCGAGCTGCCGGAACTCCGCAAGGAAGTGAACGACTATCTGTGGACTAAGCACGCCCCGGAGCGCAACGCGGCGCTCGGCGATAAGGCGGCCGGTATCAGCACGGAGGACGCGGCGAAGCGCCTCAAGGAGATCGAGGCGTCTCCGCATTTCGCGAGGGTCCAGGAGTTCGCGAACAAGCTCGCGGACCTGAACCGCCAGACGCTCGATATGCTCCATGACTCGGGCGTGGTCAGCGACGAGCTCTACGATACGCTCCGCACGAAGTACAAGAACCATATCCCGCTGAACCGCCTCTTCGAGGATACGAACGACGTGGGCGAGATCCTATCCGGACGCGGGCTCGACGTTCGCTCGAGCGGCATCAAGCGCGCCGTAGGTTCCGAGCGCGAGGTCGCCGACATCGTGGAGAACATCCTCGTGAACTACGAGCAGGCGGCCATCCGCAGCGAGAAGAACATCGTCGACCAGGCGACGCTCAAGTTCGTGCGCGACAACCCGGACCCGAAGCTCTTCGAGATCCGCAAGCCGAAAGCCATCGGCGAAGACTTCGAGGGCAAGCCGCTTATGGAGAAGACGCAGGACCCGCAGATCCTCCAGATGTTCGAGAACGGCAAGCCTGTGTGGATCGAGATAAAGGACCCGCAGCTCGCCATCGCCATGCGCGGCGTCGGGCGCGAGAAGCTCGGAGCCATCATGAATGCCGTCGCGTCCTTCACGCGCCTCTACTCGGGGCTCGCGACGCGCTTCAACCCGGAGTTCGCCTTCCCGAACAAGCTCCGCGACCTTCAGGAGGTCATGGTCTACCTGTCCGCACAGAAGGACGTGAAGGCTAAGGGGGCGCTCAAGGCGGCCCTGCGCGACCCGCAGAGCCTCAAGGCCGTCACGGACGGTCTTCGGGGCGTAGACAGCGAAGGAGCCCGCCTGTACGCCGAAATGAAGCGCTACGGCGGTACTACGGGCGGCATGGGCCTCTCTACCCGCAAGCGCGTCCAGCTCGATATCCGCGACCTCGAGAAGCTCGCGACCTCGAAGCCGCGCCAGTTCGCCGAGAAACTCGTCGGATACGTCGACGGTTGGAATACCATCTTCGAGGACTCCTCGCGCCTCTCCGTGTACCGCACAGCGATCGAGCAGGGCCTCTCTAAGGACCGCGCGGCCGCGCTCGCGAAGGAGGCGTCGGTGAACTTCAACCGCATGGGCAAAGGCGGCCCGGTCATCAACGGCCTCTA